ACCGATAAATACGAATTGTACAAGTAATATAAAAATGCGATCATAAATTGTATTTAATATCATTTTTATATATAATGATATTATCTATCGATATTGGTATTAAAAATCTGTCATTATGTTGTATGGATTATACTGAATGCAAAAATATTTCTTCTTATGTTATAAAATTATGGGATGTATATGATACATTAGATACAGATGATTTTTTTTGTGAAAGCTTGAAACGTGACGGGAAACCTTGTGGAAAACGTTGTGGATACAAATATAAATCCGAAACTGACATGATATACACTTGTAAAACTCATTTTCCTAAAAACATTATAATTAAACCACAAAATACATATAAAAAACGTCTTGTTAATGATTATTTACTACAAGATATAGCTAAAATTGTTTTAACACGTCTTCAAAAGATATACGATGAGAACATTGACATTTTTACAAACATTAAATCGATTGTTATAGAACTACAACCCAAAATTAATCCGAAAATGAAGTTTATTTCTCATATAATATATGGAAAACTTGTAGAACTGTATTACAATAAAACTACAACAATACGTTTTGTAAGAGCTGCTCAAAAATTAAAAGCATATACTGGTCCAATTATTGAATGTAATTTAAAAGGAGCTTATTCCAAGCGTAAATGGTTAAGTGTACAATATACAAAGTGGTTTTTAGAAAAATCTCCAGTAAATAATGGTGTTTGGCTCGATCATTTTTTGAATCATAAAAAAAAAGATGATATGGGAGATACATATTTGATGGCTATAAACGCTATATACGGTATTCCTAAAAAGCAAACAACTGATAAACGGGGGAAATGTATAAAATAATAAGATAAGTTATATGATACCCTTAACTCCGTTTAATACCCTTGATATTTTTCGTATACAGTATTTTATAGTTTTGTATGCGGTTAATGGTTGATATTCGTATACATAGTATTGTACGTGTTCATTGAATTTTACGCGTTTGATTATTTCTTCTTCGTGAAGGCATTGGTGTTTTAAAGGTATAGTATAAGTAGATGTTATGATTTCATATTCAGTCATCATTAGTTATATCCTTAATTATACACGTGATATTATATTTTTGTTTTTAACACGTTTAAAAAGTGTAAATAAATTGGACGTATATATCATTGATGTTAATAAACGAATTTGAAAAGTTATCTTTAAGAAAATTTAAAATTAAAAGTATTCTTCCAGATGCTACCATATTATGCTTAGGTAAGAGGCGGAGTGGAAAATGTATTGCACGTGGTACAAAAGTGTTAATGTATGATGGTACAATTAAAAATGTAGAGGATATTAAAGTTGGACAACAAGTTATGGGTGATGACAGTACACCTAGAAATGTTTTAGAAACACATTCTGGGACTGATACAATGTATAAAGTAGAAAATAAACGGGGGGAAAGTTATACAGTAAATAGTCATCATATTTTAAGTTTAAAATGGTCTGGTAAAAAAATTATACTTGAGAGACTTGACAAAATGTCTTTTCAAGTAAGATTTTTTGATAAAAATAAAATTAAATTAATACATAAAGATTTTTCTTATCGAAATAGAGATAAAGAGTTGGCTTTTGCGGAAGCAAAACGTTATTATGATAATATAGTAGATGATTTATATGTAGATATTCCTGTAAAAGAGTATCTTCAACTTACTAAAAAATACCAAGAAAATTTATTGGGATATCAAGCGTCAGCATTAACATTTCCAGAACAAACAACATCTTTACCAATCGATCCTTATATGATTGGTTATTGGTTAGGAGATGGAACTAGTTCAAGTAGTGTTATTACTACACAAGATTCAACTGTGATACATTATTTTGCAAATAATTTAAAGCAATACAATTTATTTTTAGATATGACTGATTCTAAAAGATATACTTACAAAGTTTCAAGTGGTTATAGACAAAAAGATAATATATTTTTGAAAACGTTACGAGAATTTGGTATGTTGAATAACAAACATATTCCTCATATCTATAAATGTAACACTAGAGAGGCTAGATTACGTTTATTAGCTGGATTTATAGATGCAGATGGTCATTTAGGTAATAGAAATGATTTTGAAATAACACAATGTGAAAAACATGAGAAATTACTTGACGATATTATTTATTTATGTAGAAGTTTAGGATTTACTACTTATAAACACGTTAAACAAACATCGTGGACACATAAAGGCGTTAAAAAATTTGGGAAAGCATTTAGAATAAATATTAATGGAGAAGGTATACATGAAATACCTACTTTAATTAAGAGAAAACAGGCACAACCAAGAAAAAAACGAGTTAATGCATTAGTTAGTCAAATAAAGGTAACTGAGTTACCACAAGATAAATATTTTGGTATCGAATTAGATGGAAATAATCGTTATGTATTAGGAAATTTTATTGTCACGCATAATAGTTGGCTTGTTAGAGATATCTTCTTTCATCATAAGGATATACCGTCAGGAATTGTATTTTCTGGAACAGAAGAAGCTTCTCCATTTTTTAGTGATTTTATACCTGATTGTTTTATTCACTCAGAATATGATCCAGAATTAGTAGATAGTATTATGACACGTCAAAAGAAAAGAATTCGTGAATCAAAAGCAAAGGGTTTATCTGATACAGGAAAACATCCAAGTAATAATTTATTTATAGTGTTAGACGATATGTTACACGATGCACAAAACTGGAAAAAGGAAAAAACAATTAAAAGCATTTTCTTCAATGGTAGACATTATAATTTTCTTTTTATATTAACTATGCAATATCCTTTAGGTATTACTCCAGAATTAAGAAGTAATATTGATTATGTATTTATATTCAACGAACCTAGTGTTAAAAATAGAAAGAAAATATATGACGACTACGCTGGGATGATACCGTCTTTTGATCATTTCTGCAACATTCTAGATGCTTGTACACAAAACCACGAATGTCTGGTCATAAAAACGTCTGGAAACAGTACTGACCTAAGAGAACAGGTATTCTGGTATAAAGCAGAACCACATAGTAATTTTCAAGCAGGTCATTCTAAATTTTGGAAATATCATTCTGCTAATTATAACCAGAATTACGAGGAGGAAGGAGACAAAGACAAGGAAGAAATGGATAAATTGAAACGTAAATTTGCAAAAACGCGCAAACTCAAGGTTATCGTTTCAAGACAAGGTGAAATAGTTGGTTACAAATCAGACGACGAGTAATATAAAAAATTTGGGTGGAAGACCACAATAGTGTTTTTCTAACAAAGCAAACGGTAAACGTTTATTCCGAACGGATGATCAGACTTTGCTCATCCGATCGGATGAGCAAAAAAACAAAGATTCTAGAGGTGGTTACAATCAAGAAACAATAACAAAGTTTTAACTATAAAACTAATATAATACCTGACGATTAATAGAATATTATTTATTAATCTTCAAACTACAACAATAGAAAAAGGTTTTAAAAGACTATTGATTTTAGAAATATCACGACGCATAAACAATCTATCAATCCAACTACTACCATATTTATATTCTTCAATATCTCTTTTTTCAATTTTGTTTATATATTTTTTAATTTTGACATACGTTTTATCATCAATTTTGGAAACAATATTTTCCAATTCTTTCAAATTACTATGCTTGATAAACTTGATCATTTTATTTTAAATAAATATTAAAATAATTTCAATTTTTATTGAATCTTTTCAATTTTTATTGAATCTTTTTTATTTAGTTATATTAATGTCGTATATAGAAGATAATCAGATAAACGAAATGTTTATAAATGATAATTATAATACATCTACCGATATAAAATATGTTAATCCATATGATCCCTATTCGTCTATTTCACCTGCTGATATAAATACGATTATATTACCAGATTTGTCAAATTTACCACTATCAAATAGAATTTCATTAGACGATACAAGTTTTTCTGAATGTTTAGATAATATTTTGTTTAATTTTAATTTATTTTCCACATCTTCTGATCGTGTGTGTCATATGTTTTTTAATAAAATAGAAGACTATTTTTTAAGAATCAATTTGACAACATTTAAAATATCAATATCAGTAGATACAGTTACACAAATAATGAATTGTTTACATTCAAACACTTTCCCAATTATAATACTTCCAGTACGTATTGATTTTCTAAATATAGAATCTGATTACGCTCAGACATTAGAAAAAACAGGATCCGATTTATATGCAGCACATTCTAACTTGATTATTATTGATAAATTACATAACACTGTCGAATTCTTTGAACCACATGGTATTATACTAGGACACGCTTATTCAAACATATTACATATCGAATCAATAATACAAAATTTTCTAACTGAAACATTTGAATTAACAGGATATACATTTATAAATATCTCAAGTACATGTCCTATAGGTGCACAAACTATACAATCTTTAATAAGTCCAGAATCTGGTCATTGTCTTGCGTGGAGTTTATACTTTATAATGATTAGACTATTAAATATATACTTTATACCCAGACAAGAAAGTGTATTCCAAACTATCAATAAAACAATAACATCACAAGATGCAATAACTATCGATACAACTATACGTCAGTTCATATCATATATAGAATCCTTAGCAATTATACCAGTTAGATTTTTGAACGCCCATAATACCTACAATATATCTAATTATATAGAAAATAAAACGTTTATAGAATTACGTTTACGTCATTTAATTAGTGTATATTTCAAAAACGCAGTTTTTTACCAACAAGATTTTAGAAAAATATTTGAAGAAATAATATCTTACAAAAATATACCAAACTTTGATAAGATATTTATTGAAGAAATTGGTAAATCCTTTTGGGATTTATAAAAAAACATTAAATTATATTATTAAATTGTCCCCAAATTTTTTAGATACAACCAAGTTTTTCCACCAATTTTAATTCTTCTTCTAGTTAACGGGTTTATCATCCATTCATCTTCGTATTCTTGTTGTGGTTCTTCTTGTTGTAGTTCTTGTTGTAGTTCTTGTTGTAGTTCTTCTTGTTGTGATTCTTGTTGTGATTCTTCTTGTTGTGGTTCTTGTGTAGTTAACGATAAGAAATCTTCATCGGACAATTCTGTTCTACACATTGGACATATATTAGTATTTGTTTCAATATGTTGTTTAATACAAGGTTTGTGAAAAACGTGTTTACAATTTTGCAAACTGAATATAAATTCGTGAGATTGTGTTTGATCACAATCATAACAGATACAACAAGTATATTCACGATTTATAAAATCATCAAAACTAACATCTTCATCAGTGTGATTTTCAGAAAAGTCTATGTAATTATAATAATTTTGTAATGTTGTTGTTAATCTAGAATAATCAATTGAATATCTTTCTACTTCAAAACATCTTGTTTCGTAATATCCATTAGGATAGAATTCTTCCAATAAAGCCAAATCACTGAAAATACAATCAATGTTTGTTAACATATAATTATGTATAAAGTTATTAAATAATTCAATACGCTCATTTTGTAGATATCTTATTAAACAAGAAATCCAACTTTGATACAACACATAAACAGTATAACTTGGATCATCTCTTCCTCCTGGTTCATACATGTAAGGATTATTGTCTAAAAACGAATGAAATGTTATTAAAATTGTTTCAATACCCATACTAGAAGTCCATTTTTCAAATTTACTATCTCCCCACGTATTCAAGATTGTAGCACAACATTTTCCATTTTCATACATATTAGGATGTATTCTAACTCCGTCATAATTCACAAAAGTTACTTCTGGTGGAGAATGTGGATAATTATCAGGAATTTTAAAATCTAATCTTACAAATTTATGTCTATATACACTATCAACAGGTGCTCGTATTATAGCGTGTAAACGATTTATGTCAGTTTCATTATAATGGATTAAATAATCATTATCTAATAATTCACGCTGAGATTGTTGTACATATAATTGACGAATTTCTTTTAAAAATCTTCGATTAGCATTCATTTAAACATTATAATAAATAAAGTTTAAATCATTTTTTTTATTACGATTTACTTTATTGGATTTTTACAAGTAATACAATTAGCACTTGATTTCTTATTAGTAAGTTTTTTTATAAAAATTACTAAATATAAATTTACTATAAAACCCATTATAAAACCAATTATAAAACCCATTATAAATTACTTATAAAAAATTAAATTCATTTTTTCAATTTCTAAACATTTATTTTTTCACAGTAAGTCTACCATTTTGATACATCTCATACAATTTTTCTTTTACCATATTTTCTTTTTTCTTTTTTTCTTTACGTTCTTGTTGTTTTTCTTGTCTAGTCATTTCTTGTTTATTAGGATCTTGTATATATATAATACTGTCTTTTAGTTGAACACTCCAAGTTACATTTTGTGTAGGATTTATTAAAGTTATATATTCTGGATAACCTGATTTTAATAGTAATCCACCAACTCTAAATAATCGTTTTTCAACATTATAATATCTTATCCAAGTTTTAAATATAGGCAGATCATTAAGTATGCTTTTTTCCTGCATAGTTTTTAATGGAATACAATTTTGTAAACGTCGTAGTATTTCTTCCTTTGTAAAATTATCTTGGATACTACCCCGTGGTGGTTTTATATATTGTGGACGTGGTACTGTTATATATTTTTTATCACCTGTTTGAGTAGATGTATCTTCTGTTTCTGAATAATAATCATCATCGTCAGAATCATATGTTGTTGTTGTCATATCTGTTGCTGCAGTTGTTGTCATATCTGTTGCGGTTGTTGTCTCAGTATTTTGCTTTTCTACAACTAAAAGTTTACCCCTCATTACATTTATCTTAGAAATAAAAAAGTTCAATTTTATTTTATTATATATATTATAAATTAAGATGTTTTATTACATTTACAGTATGATTTATGATTTAGCTTCAACATTTTTATATGATAAAACTAGTGTTGATGAAATCATACCTGGAATTTGGTTAGGAAATCACAAAGCAGCTATAGACATTGATTTTTTAAAAAATAATAATATAAATTTTATATTAAATTGTACTCCAAATATGCCATTGTATAATCAAATTTATACACAATCCGAGTTAGATAATATAGAAACATATAGAATTCCAGTAAATGATAGTTTACTAGAACGTGATTTTATATTAATGGAAAAATATTTTAAGATTATAATTCCACTTTTAGTTAAAAAATACACATTACAAAAACAAAGAATTCTAATTCATTGTCACGCTGGAAAACAAAGAAGTGCTATTATAGTTGCAGGCCTATTAAAAGTACTTTTAGATCACGATTATATTACAATTGATTCAATTCCTAAAACTCAAAGTCAAATCAAACAATTAGACTATATTTATAATTTTTTATTATCAAAAAGAAGTCAAGTTTTTACATATGGTTTACGTATTAACTTTGAACAAACATATAGACGTTTTTTTAGAATTAATAAGTAATAATTAAATAAATAAAAATTATATTATAGTATAATATAATTATATGTCTGATCAAAAGTTAATAGAAAATTACGGGTACGTTCCATTTTACGCATTCCAATGGTTTATATTAGGTTTGCAGATATATATGATTTATAATTACAAATATGTGAATGATTTACTTGACCAATACTTTGACCCACAGGATTCAAACAAACAACAATTGAAAAAATTTATATTAACAATACCCTTCTTATTAATGGTATATTATGATGTTAGATATAGTAGTTTTTCCTTTAAAAATATGGGAGTTGATCCTACTTATAATGATACTATTAAACAACTATTAAACATATTAGGTTCGTATGCTATTATTCATATTTTCGCACAAGATACTGGTTTAAAAACGGCAATTTTACAAACAAATTTTGTACAATCGCAAAGTCTATTTGTAATTATGAGTATTGGTATGGCTTACAGTATAACACAAAATAGATCACAATCAA